ATGTGTAAGTAATAGCACATTAACCCCTTATTTTGTAACTTTAGAGATTACAATTTGAGGTATCACTACACAAAAAAAGCGGGAAAAAGTGCAAATAATAGCACTTTTCTCGAAAATAATTGTGTAAATACTTGCACATATCAAAATAATGTCGTACCTTTGCATCAGAGAAATAAAACAAATAACAACAACTTAAAAGTGGGAGCAACACTATAAACAACGCAAGAAAGTTATGAAGACTACAGTTAAGGTAAGCGACAGCAGAATCAACCGCAACAACAACGTCATGGGTTACATGGAGCTTTGCACAGAGTTGGTACAGGCACAGGGCTACGACAAGACCTTCACCTACGAGAACAACGGAAGCCAGATGACCTACAACGAGTTCAAGACTACAGCCTACAAGCAGGACAGCAAGGACGTACAGGTTGACATCACACTGAACTTCATCACGGGCGAAGCCACCATCACGGTGGACGCCCCTGAGAAGTCAAAGCTGGAAGAGGAGATGGAGCAGTGGGAAGCACGAGCCAATGACGAGTTCGGTCAGACACTGAGAGAGATTGAAAAGGCTTCTATGAACTACTTCGGCTGCGACGAGGACGAGTACGGAATCCGTAGCACTCCGCTGAGTTACCCAATTACTGCCTACTCACTCGACGGCAACCGCAAGTACACCGCAAAGGTCATCATCGCAACCCTCGATGAGTGGGACATTCTCGAAGACGAAAACATCAAAGCACTGGCCGACAAGCTCAATAATTTAGCCGCATAACATTCACCAACGGGGAGGGCAACCCTCCCCACAATAACAACCTCTAAAAGCAAAGGAATTATGGCAAAGTATTCATTCACACTGCTCGACGAATATCTGGAAGTAATCGAAGCATGCAACATCCCCGACGGTGATGACATCGAGACCGCAAAGCAGCAAGCCGTTGACTATCTGCGTGAGCATCCCATTCCCGTGGCAACCCTCACCATCGAAGATGCAAAGACCTTCGAGCCAGCAATGGACTCAATCGACATACTCTACAACCCAGAGAATGACAAGGCCGCATTCGTAAACCCATTAACAGGAGAGGAACTATGACAGAAGAACAGAAAGAACAGAAGACCGCCTTCAACCTGCGCATCGGACAGCGCATTGCGACACTCCGAAAGCTGGCAGGGCTTAGTCAGGAACAACTCAGCGAGCGGGCTGGCTTACAACGTACCCACGTCTCACGCATCGAGGCAGGCAAGTACGACGTGACCGCCTTCACTGTGCAACTCATCGCCGAAGCCCTCGGCATGACGGTTGACATCATCGACCCAGGCTTGCAAGACCTGGCACCATTAAAACGACTGACACCATGACGGAAGAATGGCGAGACATCGAAGGCTACGAAGGCAAGTATCAAGTAAGCAACCTCGGAAGGGTGCGCTCACTTGGTCGTGACATCGTAAGGCGAACGAGATACGGCACAATGGCACCTTACCACATCAGCGGCAGGGTGCTGAAGCCGTTGCACTCGCAGGGTGATTACTGCTACGTCCATTTGTTTGATAAGGATGGCACAAGCATCAACCACAAGGTGCATCGGTTGGTGGCAAAGGCTTTCGTGCCTAACCCCGACAACCTGAACGAAGTGAACCATATCGACGAGGATAAGGACAACAACCGAGCCGACAATCTGGAATGGTGCAAGCATGTGGATAATTGTAACCACGGCGCCAGGAATGAGCGGTCAGCCGCCAAGCGCGGCAGACAGGTGGAGCAGTTGACGCTCGACGGGAATCATGTGGCATTCTATCAGTCAGCGAGTGAGGCATCACGGCAGACGGGTGTAGGCAGGAAGAACATCAACGAGTGTTTGTGCCTACGCTCGAAGACCGCTGGCGGTTATCGTTGGAAATTCAAAGAACAATAAATATGATAGATTTTGAAGATTATTGGAAGAAAAAAGCGCAGTGCCTCTCGGACATCCGGGAGGCACTGCCTCGTTATGCCGACAAGCTGAACGAGTGTGACGAGCGACTGATGCAGTACATCGAGGACGCTATCAGCAACAATGCGAGCCATTCAAATTTCTATGAGTTATTGGGCATCCGTAAGGAGTTGCGACTGATGGATAGTTATGCGCTTGACATCCCCAGAGTGCAGCGCACGCTGAGAGCCATCGAAGGACGGTGGGAGAACGGCAAGCACGTGAAGGGCGGACTGAAGTTCTCCACACCTCGCGGAGCGATGCACGTCAGGCTCATGCCGTTCCAGACGTGGCTTATATTTGAAATATATGCCTTCAAGGTGGACGTAAGCATGGAACGCACCTACCACGAGGGCGACCAGCTGCTGCCTACCGAATGGGTGAAGGACGGCATCGTGTGGGACACCCGCAGGCTGACACAAGAGGCTCATTGGTTTTTGACTCGTAAATCCGGCAAGACCGAATTGGGCGCGGCTGTCGATTTCGTGGAGGTTTGTTTCCTTGGCGACGTGAACGGTCAGGCACTTATCGCAACCAACTCAGCAGAACAGAGCCGCATAGCATTCAAGGCCATCAAGGAGTTTGCCATGCAAATCGACCCCACCTGTACCAACCGCATGGGCGGGAAATTTTTCCGTCTCACTCGCAACGAGATGAACTGGCAGCCCGGTCACCCGATGAAGGGCGAAATCAAGTGCATGGCAGCGGGTAAGACACCGAAGGATGGACTCTATGCCTCGGTCGTTCATGCCGACGAGCACGGACAGGCAGGATATGTGAATGGTCATTCTGATATGCAAGCAGCCGTTGACACCTGCTTCGGTTCGACTGGTCCCCGCCGTGAGAAGTTGCTGCTCCACACCACGACAGCCGGACGCATTCAGAACGGCCCCTACAAGACCAAGCTCGAACAGGTGGAGCAGATGTTGGAACGGGAAATGGACTATCCGCTGGGAGTGTCACACCGCACAGAGGAAGACGTGTGGACGGCATTCCTCTTGCAACTCGACAAACCCGAAATCACCGACGACCTGACGAAGCTCGACAATCCCGAACTATTCAAGAAAGTGAACAGAAGTATTGGGGTGACCGTGCAACCTACCTACTACCGCGAGCGACTGCATGAGGCCGCCACCGGCACGGAGGACACGAAGCAGGAAGTACTCACTAAAGACTTAAATATGTGGCAGACGGGCCGCGTGACGAAGTGGATCACCTCAGACCGCATCCGACCGCTACAGATTGAGCGACGGATTGAGGATTGCAAGTATCAGGAAGGGTGGCAGGTGTTCGTGGGCTTAGACTTCAGTCAGGGCGACGACCTCTTTGCCGTTACCTATCTGGCGGTGAACTACACACCCAGCGACACCATGCGCGGGCGGTTCTTTGCCGATACCAACCTTTGGGTGCTGGAAGAGACGATGAAGAAGAGCCCCAATCAACCGCTATACGAGCAGTGGGTGGAGCAGGGGTGGCTGAACGTCTGCGAGGGTGAGGTGTTCGACTCGATGCACGCCATCAACCGCATAGCGGCGGTGGCAGAGCAGGGCGTGAACATTGTGAGCTTTTGCTACGACCCAGCCCAGAGCGTGCAGCCCATCAACCAACTGAAGGCATGGCTCCAGACGCTCTTCCAGAAGCGCGGCGACATCAGCCAGAAAGACCTTGCCGACGTGATTCAGCGTATGGTTATCCCCGTGAGTCAGACGGCTATGACGCAGAACCCCCGCATCGCAGAACTGGAGCACATGATCTTGGAGAAAGAGCCGTGGCTGACGTTCTCCATGAACCCTATGTGGCCTTGGATGTTCGGCAACTGTGCGGCAGAGCTCAACAGCAGCGACCTCAGGCGCATCGTAAAGGGTGGTCCACAGCCTACGCACAAGATTGACGGTGTGGCAGCACTCGAAGACGCATTATACGGGTTTGATTTGGCTGAAGGCCGAGTATCAGAATAGCATAAATTCATAAAATAACTTAATTATTTGGCAAAAGATGGCGACGTTTCAAAAATAAATGCTTATATTTGCAACGTCAAAAATCTTAGTGCGGCAGGATGATGTCGCCAAAACATAGGCGGCATTTATTTTTGCCACAAGAAATATAAACGACCGTAACCGCGTGGGCAAGTGGAAACACCCCAAGGCATCGCACTAAGAGCCTGACAGCGCGTAGTGCGGTCATTTTATTTAATTGTCAAATACTTAGTGTTATGAATTACAAGAAAGTGAAGGAACACCTCGCCAAAAAGGAGGAAGCAGTGAAG